GAGTCTTGCGACATTATAATACGTTGTTACCTTCTTGGGCAGGCAATTTCGGAGGTATTGGACGAAATAGAAATAGAAAACGAAACGGAGGAGTTCAACGAAGACAAAGCGCTGTTTGAAAGAATTACATACTGAAAAAGCGTTGACGCATGAATAGTTACAATAATAACATTACATGCGATGGTAGGCGCTGTGAAATATATAGTGTCAAGCAAGTGCAATAAACGTAATTGCAGCAAGTATATAGGATGTCGTTACCTATACACTACTTGGCTATATGAATAATATGAGGAAGAAACGGGAAATAGGATATAAGTCTATGGATATATGGCTATGATATATAGCTGTTATTTGATAGCCATCCGATTTTTCCGTACTTCGCTGTAATGCAGCCTTAAGACGGTTACAAGCCCGTGGAAATGCAGAGTACAGAAAATTGAAAATCAATCACTTAAAAATATAGAATTATGGAAACTTACAATTATCTGGAGAACGTGAAAGAAGACGTTAGAAACTACATTGAAGAAAATAAAATCGTAGTAACAAGCAGCAACCGCGAAGAAGTGGAACAAGAATTGAACGATACGTTGTTTGTAAATGATAACGTAACTGGAAATTCTTCCGGCTCTTATACTTTTTCAACGTGGCAGGCAGAAGAAAATCTATGCCATAACTTTGAGTTGTTAACGGATGCTTTAGAGGAATTAGGGTATGATTTATCCTACCTTAAAAAAGGTGCAGAGTCTTGCGACATTATAATACGTTGTTACCTTCTTGGGCAGGCAATTTCGGAGGTATTGGACGAAATAGAAATAGAAAACGAAACGGAGGAGTAAACTATGAGAACTTATACTATAGACGGATGCAACGAAATGTTTTTAACGTTGCAAGAAGCAAAGAAACATATATGATTGGCTTATACGCCAAAGGAATGTATTAAGGAACTAACAGACACTTGTATAGTTGGCTGGAAAGATGGCGAAGTACATTCTTTAACCGCTATCAGAGTAAATAAGAACGGAAAAGTTAGTTATGGTAGAACTGTTAAATATTAAAGTCACGGGAGGACAAAGATATGATTTTAGATATCAATAAGCAATTGGATGAAATTTTAAAAGAAGAATTACTGCAAGCGGAAGTGATTAAAACCTTTGAAAAAAGAATAAACAAAGCAACAAAAGAAAAAGATGTAAAATTAGCTATATTAGGGGCTGGATTATTATCAGATAATTATATCTACTATGTTGAAGGTAATAATGTAGTTTTCAATTATTATAGCTATCACGACAAAGTAACAGAAGAAGAATATAATAACATGCTTAAAAATATAGACTATTCTCTATTGCCGGAAGGAATTAAATTTGAATTCAAATAATAATAATGGAACTATGAGTATAACAGTTTTTTATAACGGACGCTTTGTTAGCGGTAAAATATTAAAGCGTGATTATCGCATTATATGGCAACGAATTGTAATAGCTACAGCCGCTTTGTGTGGAATGTTCATTTTTATGATGGCTATTCAGTTAATGTGTTGGTTATCTAATTTGTGTAACTACGTTTTTAGGTAATAGCATGAAGTTAATAACGAAATTTAAGCCCGAACTAAAAGAGTTTATAAGCCTGCAAGGGTTGAATATCAATGATACAATGAAGGCAGTGAGAAACGGAAATCTGTTTATTTATAAGGCAGAAACAAAGCGCGAAATATTGTATCATGGTATTACTAATTTAAAGCACCCGTATATATTATCAGAGCATAAGCTTCCATTATAACAAAAAGTTATAACTGTTTTGGTAATATATATAATATATATAATATATATAATATAACAATAAAGTAGTGTATGAAAACTTATAAAAATTTTGAAGAAGACTTTGAGAAGGCAAAAGCAACATGGAACTTCTGGAAAACATTGTGCCTGTAGGCATTCCAAAGAAACAAGCGGTTTACTTTAATAGCATATCAGTAGATAGTAAGTACAGCATGGGACAAAGAACGTATCTATACGTAGGTGATAAATTGGTGCATTGCAATGATGAAAGAAAGTTTTATGTAGGGCACAACAAATTTATTGAAACACACGGAAAAATAGTTGTCCGCTTCAACAAAGGAGAATTTAAAAAGTATATGGCTATGTGCGAAGAAATGTATAAAGCCCTTGCAATAGAGGCGAACGCATCTAAATATATTTCTTTAGTGGATAACATAAAAGACTTTATAAAGCCTAATATTGACCTTAAAAACAGCCAGTTTAACAAGAGCAAGGGAATAGGGTGTGTTTACATAGAAAAACAATTTGTATAACTTCTAAATATTAAAAACTATGGCATTAATAATAATTATCGGATTTATTGGCTGTTTGTTGTCTGGAGAACTCATTAAATTAGGCAGATAATGGGAAAGTTCATGCTTCTACTATTGGTGTGGGATATTGTGGCTTTATTTGCCATCATACTACGTCCTAACTTCAAATATAGTAGTGATGTTATCAGTTGGCTTATAGCCGGAATAGCTTTGTCTGTAATAATAATAATCAGTTAGTAATAAGATGGATAAATATGTTTACTACCTTCGTGTATCAACGAATAAACAAGGTGATAGCGGTTTAGGGTTGTCAGCCCAAGAAAAGACTTGTATAGACTATATTAATAGCAAAGGTGGAATTATTTGTAGTAAGTTTGTAGATGTGGCTTCGGGAAAAGACTGTTCCCGTGTGGAGTTGTGGAAAGCTATAGAGTATTGCAAAGCTAATAGTTGCACCCTTGTAGTGGCTAAATTGGATAGGCTTTCAAGAGATGCCGAGTTCGTTTTTCATGTAGTAAATACGGGCATAGATATATATTTTTGTGACCTTCCAGTAGTAAATACTATGGTATTAGGTATCTTTGCATCCGTTGCACAATACGAACGCGAACTAATTAGCAAACGTACAAAAGATGCGTTGACAGCAAACAAGGCACGCGGCATATTATCCGGCACAGCTAATAGCAATTATCGAATTGACGAAGAAAGTAAGAAGCAAGCAAGTAGAGCAAGTGCAAGAACGCGAAACAGAAAAGTAGTAGAAAGTGCTGAGTTCGCTTGTTTTTGTAGAATACTACGAAAAGTAATACCTATGCTGAATGAAAATTCTACAGATGAAGAACTGTTCTTTTTGAATTGGACTAAATACCGTACAAGTTTTGTTCTCACCCAGTGTCACAAAGCGGAAATAAAGGAACTCATGCAGGAAGCCAATAGAAACAACAAAAAATTGTTTATCGGCATTGACTTTACGAATGCTAATTTTTATCAGTATATTAGTAGCCGCGTACAAGCTACGTTCAATTCAATTTCTAAATACAAAGAATATAATAACCTATAAACTAAAAGGATATGAGAATACTTCAAATTGCCCTAATAACACAAAAGGGTAACGTCTTTAATGTAAAGATGCAAATAGACGAAATTGTCTTTGAGAGTAAAGAAGAAGTAAGGGAAAAACTACTTTCTGTATTTGCCAATAGGAAGGATGCTATAGTAGACGTTGTAATCCATTCCATGCAAGACGAATTAGGGCTTTCCGACTACTCCAATGAACAACTTAAAGCTGAACTAAAAAGAAGGGTAAATATCGCGCGTATGAAAGCGATTAGAGAAAAGCCGAAATATTATTATTGGGAAGGTACTGTAGTTGAGGTTATGAAGCGATATAATAGGTTTGCCTATTGGAAATTTAAAATAGATTCCGAAGAACTGGCGGCAAATGAAAATTTTTCGTATCTGAATAAATGGCATGGTTTTGAAATGATAAGCGGTGCTTTCAATATGACAACTGCACCAAAAGTTGGGGATAGGGTCAAATTAAGGTATCGTGTAGTAAAAAGTCATTTTCGTTCCTATAGAGATTCTAAAATTGTATCAGTAATAGAACGGGCTGACTTGTCAAATGAAACAGTAATAGCAGGCAGTGAATTGTAAACTAAAACTATAAAGAGATGAAAGCAATATTAATAGCAACCAAAGAAACAATTGACGTAATAAAGGCTGAGGAATATACCAACATTTACGTAACAGAGGATGGCAGTCAGTCCTTCTTAGGTGGTGAACTTATTCTTCTTGATGAAGTGAAGGAAGAAGCAAAAGAACGGGATTGGGAAGAGGTTAGGATAAATGCTGCAATAGCAACAATGCAAACACTTTTAAATAATCCACAATATGAGAACAAATCAATAATAGCCATAGCTGACATGAGCGTAAGTATGGCTGATGTATTGGTTAAAAAGCTGAAAGGAGAATAATATGGGATGTGATTGTTGCCCGGATTGTGTAGAACAAAAATAACAAATAGAATAGTTATGAAAACAGTAAAGTTGTCAAATTTGAATGTTGGTGATATTTTCATGTTTAAAGACGTGATGTATGAAATTATCAACAAAACACAATGGATATCTACATGTAAATATGTTAACGATAAATATCAATATGGAGGCTGGCTATCACATAAGTATCTATATTGTAATTTTAGTAACTATACAAAAGTTGAAATATGAAACATATATTGGATTGGTATAATGAAAATACTCCTCAAAATGAGGATGAATACGAAAAGGACGCTTGACAAGTGCTGCAATAATAGCAATAATCTTCATAGCATTAACAGTAGCAATAATAAATATTTGATTTGAAAATGGAGAAACAACCAATTAGCATACAAGACGTGATACAAGAACTTCGCGACTTGTTCAGAGTGACAAACAGAGGATTTTCAAGCGAGATAGACGGGATATTCTTTATTGACAAAAGGCAATATTCCGCGTCTGAGGTACACATGAAGCTTAAAATGTACTTCAATGACAAGTACATAATCAACGGACTTTGTAAGATATATCCGAATTGTGTGACTTATACACGATTTGAGATTAAGAGCATCGACAAGCTGATACCTAACTATAGACTCATGGGAGGTTATACTCCCGAAAAGGAGGACTGAATTATGGCGAAGAGTATATTTACTCCAATGGAAAAGTTTAATGAGATTTTGGCGGTCTATAAACTTAAATCAAACAATATTGGAGAGTATGAGGGAAAGCATATCAGAGTATTCCACAATGAGAAGAAGTGTTTTGATTACTACCCATGCCGGATGAAGCTATTTGACTACCATAATTGGCATCAGCTAAGTTATCCTATGCACGGGAACAAGGATTGGGAGAAGGAACTAAGAACAATAATCGAAAAACTGATAAAACAATGAAGAAGTTAGTAATGACATTGATTGGCTTGCTTTCACTGATGGCAAGCATGCAGGCGCAAACAGATTGGAAGAGCCAGCTTAACTATTTGTATGGTACATGGACTGTACAGTATGTACAAGACCACAACGACAATGTAAGTACACCGCCAAACTTGGTTAGAATGAAGTTCAACCGGGATATGACTTGTACCATAACCCAAGACGGACATAAGATACAAGGCACATTCAAAGCGGAACAATTCATGCAAGGTGAGTTTGAGTTGTTTACTGGACTTTTCGTGCAAGTATATGCCAACAAAAGCAAGAAGACAATTCTGTACTTCCAAGTGTATAACATTAATAGCAACAAGGGAGTTATCAGCGTGCCTGAATTGAAAGAGTATTGGCAAATCAAGAAGAACCTATTTGAGATGGATGATTAATAATTGTTAATAGTTTGGCTTGTTTTTTGGAAGTTTCAAAAATAACAGCGTTCTTTGCATTGCAATCGAGAGGTAGAATGCTCGGTGATAAACGATATTAGGATTCAATAGCAATTCAACATATAGCTTACATTGGCACATTCTACCTGCAATCGTGCAGCCTGCCAGTGTACAGCAAAGCTTAAAGCACTGGGAGTTTCTCGGTGCTTTTTGTATTTATTGAAAAACATTCTTATATTTGTGGTGGCGATAGGCTGGAGTAGCTACCAGTTGACAAGTCTCTTTTCCATACCTTCGGACTTCGCCACCATTTCATTTAGAAGGTATATCATTAAACATTGAAGTTATGGAAAGACAAACTAAAGGAATTTGGATTCCAATTGAAATTTGGGAAGATAAAAATCTTTCTTGGAATGAACGTATATTGTTGTTGGAGATAGACAGCTTTACTACCAAGGATAAAGACTGTTTTATTAGCAATGAATATATTGCCAATCTTTTGAATGTGAGTGAAACAACAGCAAATAAAATCCTTTCATCATTGATTAAAAAAGGATATGTCATTAAAACAGCATTTGATGGCAGAAGAAGGTATGTCAAATCAGCCTTGCAGTTAAAAACAATTCAGCCTTGCACTTTAGAGCAACCCTGCCTTGCACTTTACGACAACATACTTAATACAAGTAATAATACAATTAAAGAAGATAATATTATCATATTATCTAAGAAAGCGGAAGACAATGCAGAGCATGCCAATGTCAATCCCTTATTAGAATATAATGATGGCGTTAAAAAATGTTCTAAAAAGAGTAATAAGGTTAAATTTGATGTCCGTGCCGACTTGTCCTATGTCAGTGAGGAACTGAAAGATTATTGGAGCATTTGGCTTGACTACAAGGACGAAATCAAGAAACAGTATAAGACTGAACGGGGCGCAAAGATGATGTATTCCAAGTTGGAAAAGTACTCCGATGGCAATCCAATCCTTGCAAATGCCATAGTTAACGAAGCCATCTGTCATAGCTGGGACGGATTTTATTCTTTATCCGACAAACAGAAAGATTTTTTCCTATCGGATAAAAGCCCTTATAGGAGCGAAAATTCCAATTCTTCCTATATAGCTAAGAGATTGCAGGAGTTGGACGAGAAAATCGAAAAATACAAATGATATAACATTAAATAAAGAGTATTATGAAGCGTAGGGAGTTAAAAATTGGAGATATTATTCAAGTTGGATATAATCAAGTCAGAGTTGTACATGATGAAAAAGTTTCGTGTGACGGTTGCTATTTTAGACCGATTTGCGATAAAGGTTATGAAGCCTTAGTATGGAAACAAGAAAACTTTGGATTTTGTTCTGAAAATGAGAGATTAGACAATATCAATGTTCATTTTGAATTAGTAGAATGATATGGAAGTAAAGAGTGGAAGAATGTTTGAGAAAGAGATACTTCCTTTTATAGAAGAGAAAATTATGCGAAAACTCCGTACATACAACGTATATAGCATAAATGAGTACGAAGACATACAGAAGGCGGTGAGGTATTCAATAAGGTTTTGTAAGAAAAATAAAATTGTTAGATATGGAAATAAAGAACGGAATAATAATTGACGGAGAACTGCATGAATTAGTAGAAATAAAACGTAATGATTGCTCGAAATGTTCATTACGGAATAAATGCGATAATAGCGACTATCTTATTTGTGATATGTTTGGTGCAGGTAAAGATGAATATTTTGTCAATCGTGGTAAAGTAACAGATATTAAAACAGAGAAGGAGGAACAATCATGTGTAATTCAATAGAATGGGGCAGATGCGAAATATGTGGAAAAGAAACCCAGTTGGAACGTACTTATTTTTACTATCCAATTCATTGTGAATGTTGTGGCAATAAGGAAAACAGACATTTTGAAATGATAAGACATTGTGAAAAATGTCCTGCCCCTATGCCTAAAGAAATACATCCACTATGTAAGGCAATGGACGGTAAGACTTATCATGCGAGTGTTTCCAATATGCTTCCCATTGATATTCATGGAGAGTTTATTATAAATGAGCGAATAATTAAGGAGGAATAACTAAAATGGATATAGTACCTATTATAACAAAAGATAATCTTTCTAAGGAACAGATAGAATATCTACAGAAACAGAAAGCGGAATATAAACTAAAGAATAAAGTTAGATGTGTTCCGGGTCATACATTATTTTCTTTCAATCAAAAAACGAAAGAAATAAAGAGGGCTGAAATTGTTAAGGAAGTATCTGTAAGGTTGAATATGAAACCAGTAACCACTTCTAAAACAGTCATTGAACCGGATTGCTATTATGAACAAGCCTTAAATGAGAAAAATTTTAGGAAAAGACTAAAAAGAATTGGATTGATATAATTACTAAAACATAAAGTTATGAAAACAGAAAATATGACATTTAGTGAAGCCCTTGAAGCGATGAAGCAAGGGTACAAGGTGAAAAGAGCGAGTTGGACTGCTGGCTATATTTATTTGAAAAACAAGGATATTGTTTATGATGATTGTGACAATAAGTTTGATGGTGTCAGTATAGACTATATCTTTGCTACTGATTGGGAAATATACAACGAGCCAAAGCCCGAACCGAAGTTTGAAATTGGGGAATTGGTTATGATGCGAGATAGGATTGATTTAAAATGGTTTCCAGAACATTTCGCCCATTACGAACCAAAGAAAGAAGTTCCATATATGGCAATAAGCGGAAGAGATTATGTGCAATGTGCCAAATTTGATAAAGACATAGTATTCACCAATAAACCAGCAAAGTTATGATACAGAAAGCAGAATTTGAAAAGTTGCAGTTTGGGGACAAGCTTGCACAAATAACTGAGAATGGAGAACTTTACACCTATAAATACATAGGTCGTGACCCCGGATGGGAAAACGGGTATGCCTTTTTGAGTGGTGGAGATGGTAGTAGTGCATTACATTACAACCGTGATTTTATAAATAAGTTGTTCTTTTATGATTGCTATTCTGAGATAAAGAATATAGCAGATGTAAGGAAAGCACGATATTATCGTCAATGGCTGGAAGAATATGAAGGGAGGGTTAACAAGTAATGGATATACATGTAATGAAGCCGGAAAACCAGATACTCATTGTAGACGAAAAGGAGTTTTACCGGATAAAGAAAAAGGCTGAAATGATAGACAGCGAAATAGAAGCAATGGTGGAAAAGCGTTTTTTGGAATACGTGAAAGATAGCGGTATCAAACTTTCCTACGAAGTGAATGGAATACCTTATATATTTCATTATGATTTGTTGAATGAATTGAATTATGAAGAGAGGGGTTATCCGGAATCCGTGTCAGAAAGGGTGAAGCATACTATCGCAGACGATATAACCGAGGCTTTGAATGATAAGCTTAAGGGATTGAAAGACGAGGCTTTGAATTATGCCTTAAGTGAGTTTGACAAACGGAAGCACGGTTTAGAGGCTACTGTAAAAATATGGAAATATTTCGCATTAATCTTTATCATTACGACCATTGTTCTAACAATTAGACTATTTATACAGCTATGACAGAAGAATTTGTAACATTAGAGACAGCGAAGCTACTAAAGGCGGCAGGATTTAAAGAAGATGTTAGTAGCTTTTATGAATTGGTGTATAAAGGAGGTAGTGGTCCTGAGTATGAGATAGATGAAAGCTACGATGCCCAGAATTATAATACAGACGTTTACTCTATCTCTGCTCCAACTCAATCCATTGCCCAAAAGTGGCTGCGTGAAACCAAGAACCTACATGTACTCTCTACTCCTAAAGTAGTAGAGAGTTATAATAAGATAGGAGAAGTCGTTAAAACCGAAGTAGAATTTTATTATTGGGATATATATGTCGTTGGCAGCAATAAACATAAACATATCATCCAAAATTGCTTCACCAATCAATTTAATACCTACGAGGAAGCACTTGAAGCAGGAATTAGAGAAAGTTTAAAACTTATATGATTATGATACAAGAAATAAAAATCGGAGAAGTTTTTGAGTATAATGGTATCAAATTGAAGGTTAGAAAAATGTCGCCTTGGGGAGAATGTAGAAAGTGTTTCTTTTTTAAAGAGGGTAATGTAACATGTGGCGGTCCTAAATGCGCCGCTTATGAAAGAAAAGATAAAAACTATGTTTACTTTGAAAAAGTGGAGGAGGGTAAATAATGCACCAGTGTGACTATTGTTGTTGGTATAACGAAAGATACGGGAATTGCGATTGTCCGTATGTAATGAAGAAGTTGTCTTGTGATAAAGCTAAAAAGGAGAAAGAAAGGAGTGAGAAATGAAATTAAAACATCCATTAGATTGGTATAACGAAAACACACCATCGGAAGATGAAGAATACGAAAAGGGATGTCTATCTATCGCCTTGATAGTAGTAATCATTTTCATTGCATTAACGGTTGTAATTTTATCTTACGAATTATGAAATCAAAACAAGTATTATCAATTGAGCAGATGAAGCACTTGCAGGAGCTTGGATTAGATGCAAGCGATGCAAGTATGTGTTGGCATGATGAATGCTACCCAAATATATCAGAAGATATGAAGTATAATTATGGACGATGCTATCTAAAACTTGGGAATTTAATTGGCTGCTTTCCTACTTATACTTTGCAGGATATCATACAGAAGTTACCGCCTTCTATCAATATATGTATGCTGCATATATATCCTGCTGTTGACTTGTGGTATTTCGTGTACATGGATTCTTACACCCGTACTATTCTAAGCACGAAGTATAGTCCGGATATTATGAATGCAGCCTATCAGATGTTGTGTTGGGTGATTGAAAACGGACATTTAGAAACAAACAAGTAATGATATGGAACGAATAGTAGAATTAAGAGGATTAGAAGGAGTATATTGTAGTGATGTAGTTCATGCTTATATGTCTTGCAATGCAGAAGACGTTCAAAAAGCTTTGGAGATTGGGATTCCATGTACTGGAGCAAATGACTACGGAGCGTATAACATCTATTTTGACGATTACGGAAGAATATGTTTTGAATATATGCAACGTTGTGTAACAAGAGAATACAGATACGTTGAATCAATAGAAGAGGCTATAGACTGGATGAATAGATTTATGAATAATGGAGGTTGATTATGGGTAAATATAGATACAGAGAAGTAAAGAACTATATCCACAACGAACTAAAGTTGACTAAAGAGGATATAAAGGAAATTATGGTTCCAATTGTGAAAGAGGAGGTTAAACGTATCTTTCAAAACACATATGGAAACGACGTTGATATAGAGAGGTGGGTTCGTTGTATGGTTTCCAACGAGATACAAAGACATGGTGATTACTCTATGATAAGGAATTTGTGCAGGGAGATAATTAAGGAAGAAATTGCCGATAGGTTGTCAATTGATATAAGTCTTAAAAAGAAAGAGGGGTAAAATATGCAGGACGAAATTTCTTGGAACGATAATACCTATTATGAAATTTATAATCCATATAGTGATATTTCTCCTTTAGAACCGTGTGATGCACCCAAAATGAGAAAATATCGCCCAAAAGATGATGTATTTCTCTAATGATAGTTTAAACATCAAAAACAAGACATTATCAGAGAAACATCAAATCATACTTCAAATGATAGATATTAGGAACTACTTTTATACGGTATTGTATAAGATGTTCTTTGTGTGTGAAAGAATTGGATTAAGAATCGTATTGGAGAATCCAGCAACACAACCTAACTTCATCTTATTCACTCAAAATTTCTATGTAAAACCTACCATTATTGATAACAACAGGCTGCTACGAGGTGACTACTTCAAAAAGCCGACCGCATATTGGTTCTTTAATTGCGAACCTACAAACGGGCGAAGCTATCAGAAACCAAAAGAGACTAAAATAGTTCAGAATTGCAAGCAAGGTAAGAGTGCCGGTATATGTTCGGAAGAACGTTCTCTTATATCACCGGACTACGCAAGGAATTTCATTTGCGACTTCATACTTGGGAAAGTTCAAAAACATACACAACTTGATTTATTTAAATAAGAGGGAATAACTATGAATGAAGAACTTTTAAAATTAGCATATCAATCCCTCAAACGTCAATTTGACAACATTAGCAAAGATAGTTGGATATGGACTGATTTCTTTGAAGATGAAAAAGTGGGATTTGATTACTTCAAAAAACAAATTGAACAAGATGAAGATTTTGCCTGCCTGCAAGACGAGACATATTACTTGGACGAGGATTTAGACGAACTGGCATATGATATAGCTTATGAAATTGCTTTAAAGTTGAAAGAAAATGATTTTTTTCATCAATGTGAACAATGTATGTTAGAAACTTATAGAATTGAATAATTATGGACGAGAAATTTAAAAAGAAATACGGTATCTACGATGGTATAGATACAAGCACATTCAAGCATATCCCCGAAATTAGTTTCTACAATAACAACTATTTCGTGGGCTTAAAGAGAGATAAAAATGTAACAAATGACCTACTTTTCGCACACAGTGATGATGATAACCAAACAGACTGGTATGTTTTAAATGGAAGTTTTGCTACATATATTGGCTACGAGTTTACAGACAAGGGAGTAATTAATCTTAGTGATGAACCATTTATTTAATGATTATGAAATATATATTTTCTAAAATTCATATTTATAGGTGCTTACCACCATATAGGAAATGGTACAGCATAACGACTGATAGCGGAATAACTAAAGACAATATTGTAATTGTTGGTAAAAAGCGGTTATTGAAAGTCGCCTTTGCATTGATACTTATGGCTTTATTTAATAAAAGAACCACTATAACCAGATGATTATGGAACAAAAGAACATAACTATTGAATGGCTTAGATTGGAATTTTATAAATGCAATCATGTCAAGTACAGAAAGTATGCTGATGAATGGCTGAATAACCTTACTGACGCTCAGATAGAGGGATTTGAAAGACAGCGTATAGGACAAATTGATAAATCGAAATGCGTATGAGTGGGAAAGATGTACTAAGGCTATTACTTATCAGTTATGGCTTTTGCCGTAATATTGAGATAAATACTTATATGGGTAACGGTGGATGGATTGGTTATGAAGTATCTGCCAACAATGACGATGGTATTGAATACTACGCAGTAGATTGTGAAGGTTTGCTTTTTCATATATACGAAATACAGAAATTTATGAGAGATGAAAATATTGAGCCTCGTATAATGTCGGGTAATTTTAGTAATAAGCATCTGCTTTTAGACGAACATTTGAACGATATTTTAAAAATGAATGAGAATCAACATTATTGTAAAACAAATCCGAATAAGTTATGAAACAGACAGTAGAAGCAGCAGCAAGGGAATATTCCAATGACCAAAGAAATAGGCAACATCATTGTGAACCGTACTGCATTGTTGATTTTAAGTCCGGTGTCGAATGGCTGTCAAAGCAGTCACCGTGGATAAGCGTGGAAGAACGTTTACCGGAATATTCGTGTTGGGTGCTTGTGGCAGGTAAGGACTATAAATATCGAATTTTGTTTTACTGTGGAGGTAAGTTTTATACGAATAAAAGTTTAATAGCATATGATGGGAGCGTTCTTTTCTGGATGTTTATCCCATCCTTCGACCAAATCCTCGAAGCGAACAAAGATGTGTTACAACGATTAAAATAGAAATTTTATGGAAGAACTAATTCACATTGATAATCTATGTTCACGTTGCGGCTTTTTTACATCTGATACATCAGTAAATGGTGGTTATGGATGCAATCATAAGGATTGTGACGATGGAGAATATATTTATAACGGAGATATAATTGACTGGCATAAAGCTTATAGAATTGTGGCAATAAGACTTACTAAAAGAAACATTAAATGCAACCGTAGGCTTGCCAAGAAGTTTTTGAAAAAGGCAAGATTTATTTTGAATAAGAATCGTGAAGTTTTTGGAATTAAATTCCAAGGAAAATGCCTTGCTTCAACATGCCCTTTGGGTTATATGGCAGATAAAGATGATATTATTAGGTTTGGAGAAGACCCAGAATTAATGGCAGTAGATGATTGGCTTGTTATAGAAAATAACGAATGAAAGAGAAAGGAGATTAAAATATGAAGAAGATACTTTTATTTGCCAGTTTAATGCTGACACTATCATCTTGTGATAGTAAATCTTATCATGTGAAGAGTGGCACTGCAATAACTATTGATGGCGACACCATTGAGTTCTATGGTGGAACAATCACTTATCCTTTTTTCGGTCAACGTAGTATTAGAGATATGGTTATTAAAGAGAAAGGAGATTGATATGGAAATAAAAAATGTAGGACAACTTAGAAAAATTATTGAAAATATTTCCGATGATTACGAAATCGAAATGCGAGTTAGGCGCAAACTGTCTGACGAAGAATTGAAGGGATGCAGATACCCTTATCCTTACGACACTGAATATCTTACTTTAGAATTTGATGATATCGGAGTGTCAGACAAAGTGTTATGTTTAGGTGTAACTTCTAAAAATTATTGATATATGAGTAAAATAAGACTAATACTTCGATTTCTGTTAACTCCTTTATGGCTCGCTATATTCATAGTCTATCTGCCAATATGGTATATACAAATGAGTTGGTACTATTTCAACTTTGGGGATTATTGGGATAGCTATTTAGTTTTATGGGATAGAGTAATGTTATCTCTAAAACTTAAAAAGAAATATTGATATGGAAACCCAAACGATTCAAATAAGAGGAGATAATGATGCAATAGCATACATTAATTTTGTAGATAGGGATTTAGCTGTATCTATCGTATATGGAGATAATCAGTACGATTTCACCATTGAACCCATTACCCTAAAAGCATTGGCATACGCCTATAAACTACATTGTGAAGAATGTGACGAAAAATACAATAAGGTATGAAAGCAAGAATAAAAGAAACCGGAGTTTTAATAGATGTAATTCCGAGAATAAATATCAATGCGCTATATAACGGAGATAACCTATATGTATGTGATAATAAGGTTTTCAGAGAGTGTGAACTTGATTTTTTAAATCTTGGAAATTCAGCCATTGATTGGGAAAAGCGACGCTACGAACTGGCGAAAGATTATTCTACAGAGTTTGTTAAACTACAGCATAAAAAGGGTATAACTGAGTGCGGCATACTATATCCAGATGTAGTATCATGGTCTGTAGAACTTGCTGACGCACTAATAAAGAAACTGAAAGGAGAATAACTATGGGATTTACAACACCGTGCTTTATACGAAAGAATACGCCAGAGCTTAGAAAGAAGCTGGAAGAGTTGAGATATAAACTACTTAATTCTGGTGATACAACTTTAGATGCACATAATTATGATGGCAAGGGAAGTCATAAAAGTATTGAAGAAGGAAGAGCAATCATTACATTCTATGGGAATTTATATGGGGTGATATATAATGTAGATACTGTCACCAAGAAAGGAAGGGTCGATTGTGGAGCTAATGAGTTCTTGTTTCTTGCCATTGCTGCATTGAGATATGATACAGACGATAGCCAATGGTTCACGGATGGGGAAGATTGGTTCTTATGCCAATATCTGAAAGTAGGAATGCACTACCAAGACAAACCGGAAATACTATTTGATAAGTGGCATAAAGCCTCCGTGGACGAACTGATTGAACACTTTAAACAATAACAGCATGAGAAAATATAGAATTGAAAACTATGGCATTTATAAGAACATCTTTGATGTACAAATGAATACTTGGTGGTGCGGATGGATTACGATAAAAACATTCGTAGCAAGCGATATTTGTACTGATAGTATTGATTATGCAAAAGCCTGCGCACAAGAACTATTGGATAAACTAAGGGAGGAACTACCATGAATGAAATAACTATTAGACAATGGTATGACACCTTTAAATCGGGTGAAGAATTGGTCGAAGTTCGTATAGTAGACAATGCTTATAAACGAACTTATTCCGGCTACTTTACTGATGTAAACACCCTGCTCAACGAAATTAGGAAGTATGACAACTGTAACATCTACTTCACATTGAATGCCATCAATCCAGCATGTTATGACAGAGAGCAGCATGATAGGATTGTTACCAAACCAAAGTCAACTACTTCTGACAATGACATTGTTGGAAGAGATTGGATATTGATAGACATAGATACTAAGAAGCCATCAGACACAAACTCAACTGATGAAGAGAAGGAGATGGCGAAAGAAGTAGTCAACAATGTATTCAAGTTCCTACGGGATGAAGGTTTTGAAAAACCAGTAGTATGCGATAGCGGCAATGGTTTCCATCTACTGTACAAAATAGCCATGAAGAATAGCAATGAGAATACTACAATCTGTAAAGAGTTCCTGCAAGTTCTTGATATGCTATTCTCTAATCCGAATGTAGAAATAGATTGTACTACACATAATGCAAGCCGGGTATGCAAACTTTATGGTACATTTAGTCGAAAGGGAAGTAATACCAAGAAGCGTCCTCAAAGGGAAAGTAAGATACTAAGAATACCAGATGAAATTAAAATAACTCCAAACGAATACTTTGCCAAAGTTGCTGCCATGCTCCCGAAACCGGAACAACCGAGCAAAAGCAATTACTACAGCAATGAGAAGTTTGACTTAGAAGCATTTCTGAACAAACACCACATTGCAGTGAGAAACATTGTAAGGACATCATCATTTACAAAGTACATACTTGACGAATGCCCATTCAATAGTTCACACCGCGCTCCGGATTCAGCAATCTTTGAGATGTCTAATGGAGGACTTGGCTTTAAATGTCTGCATTCAAGTTGTTCTCAATATACATGGAAGGATTTTCGGTTGAAGTTTGAACCAGATGCTTACGACCACAAGGAATATCAAAGGCACGAGCATAAGATGCAATACTACTCTTCCCAAAAGAAAGAACCGTTTGTACCAAAGAAGGAGGATTCTGCAAAGGGAAAGAAGTGGCTGGCTATGACTGATGTTCAATATGTGGATATGAGTAAGATGGCTTCAATCCCAACTGGATATAAGGAACTTGACAAAAAAATCATTGGTTTATTGCTTGGAGATGTGACTGTATTGTCTGGCGGCTCTGGTGCGGGAAAAAGTAGCTGGATAGATTGTGTTGCTCTGAATGCTATACAAAGAGGATATAAAGTAGGAATATGGTCGGGAGAGTTACAAGACTTTAGATTTCAAAGTTGGATAAATCAAATTGCCGCTGGTAAAAATTATGTATGCAAGAGAGAAGGCTTTGAAAATTATTACTATGCTCCTAAAAATATTTCCAATCAGATAAGTAATTGGTTAGAAGGCAAACTATTCCTTTACAACAACAATTATGGAAGTAAATGGCAACAACTGTTTGCTGATGTAAAAGAGCTTGTAGACAAAGAAGGTGTACAGCTTATTGTTCTTGATAACTTGATGGCATTGCAGATTGACAACTATGAAGGTGATAAATATACCCAGCAAACTAAGTTCATCAATGACTTAAAAGAATATGCTAAAGCTAAGAATGTGCATGTGCTGTTAGTATGCCATCCAAGAAAAGAAGGTATATTCCTACGAAAAGAAAGCATATCTGGCACAGCAGATTTAACTAACTTAGCTGATTCTGTATTCATCATACATCGAATAGGAAAAGACTTTGAACAGAGGGCAGGGGAGTTCTTCGGCAAGGACAAAGTTCTGCCATATCTAAAGTATAACTCTGTAATTGAGGTCTGCAAGAACCGAAGCATGGGAGTGATAGACTTATTAGTAGGCATGTACTATGAGGTCGAATCCCGTAGACTTAAGAACGAAATATCGGAAAACATTGTCTATGGCTGGCAGGAGCAGCCAGCACAGTTGACATTTGAACCGACACCCGAATCTGATGTTTCTGACTTACAAGACATATATGACAATATGAGCAATCAATTACCGTTTGGTAGCGAATTGCAGGAATTACCTTTTTGATATGAACGAACAAGAAATCACAAACTATGTACTATCTCTTATTCCAAAGGAAGAAAAAGATAGGGTTTTCAAGCAGGAGTATTGTGCTATAGGAACAGATTTTATAGGCTTTATGGAAACATATTACTATCTATCAAAAATCATACCTAAAGAATATACTGTCTATGATTTTGGTTGTGCCTATAATCCACAATGCTATTTATTTCAAGACCATGCAAAATTTATTGCTGTCAATCCAGAAGAAATAGATGGCAAAGAAGTATTTAAAGCACCTAACTGTGATTTCTACAGAATGACTACTAAGCAATTCTTAGAAGATATATATGAAAAGAAAGAAAAAGAGTTCGCCATCTGCAATTATGTTCCTAATTGGCACAAGGAGAGAAGCATAGATTTGGTAAAACTGAACTTTCAGAATTGTTATACCTTTTATCCAAGTTAGTTGTGGAAAATAAAATCGAATTTACGAAAATAGAGCAGTATTTACCGAAAGAAGGCGAAGAAGTTCTATTCCTATGCGAAAATAAGATGATTTTTCATGGGGAATATCTATTAGGTAATTGGTTCATGTATTCGCCAGAATATAGTAGCAAAATTATAAGCAATATCTGCCCATTCAGAGTAATAGGATGGGTAGGAATAAATAACTTTATTTTTTAATCAATTAAAAGAATTAATCATGTTAGTACAATTAATGGAAGCAAAAGTTTCTTACGTGAAAATCAACGAAAGAGGCAAGCAAAAGAGAGTAACAGAAAAGTATCTTGTAAACGCTATGAGTTGCACAGAATGCGAAAAGCTGATGAATGAAGAACTGTCTATCTACCAAGCAGAAGAGTTCTCAGTTCTTGCGGTTGGACGAACAAACTTCCAAGAATTTTTGGGAGATAAGGACAAGGAGGACAAAAAGCTCTTTAAAGTGAAGCTCAACTACATTACTCTAAACGACGAGGGCGACGAGAAGAAGACACCTTGCATGTTGATTGTTGAAGCTGATACAACAGAAGAGGCAACAAACACTGTCAAAGAAGCTATGTCCGCTTCAATGGCTGATTGGAGAATTGGACAAGTTGTTGAATCTAACTATGTGGATATTGTGAACTTGTAGTTTATAATCTCGTTTATTTTAAGCTGAAAGGGAGGGAGTAACAATTGTACTTTCTCTCTTTCTTTTAACACAATTCTGAGTCCTATTTTTTGGAACTTTCCAAAATTTCAGCTACTTTTGTCACTGTAATCAAAACCAATTTTACAATGAAGATAAAATTTAAGAAGCTGGATAAATCAGTTCCTTCACCATTCAAGAAATACCCATCTGACTTTTGCTGGGACTTATACGCTACTTCATGCGAGGAAATTGCACCTAACGTTTATAAGTATGGATTAGGCATTGCGATAGAAATGGAAAGAGATTGGGAAACTATATTGAAAGGTTCTACTATAGACATGGGATTGAACACAGATATAGATTTATCCAAGTGTCCTTTTCATTTGTCACTTGACCTTAGACCAAGAAGCAGCGTTTGGGAAACGGGAATGGTTCTTAGTAACTGCGAAGGTACTGTGGATGAACTATTTAGGGGGGGCTTATCAGCCGTGTTCTATCATTTGTTAACAGATATGCCAAAGTACGAGGTAGGAGATAGAATAATCCAAGCTAAGATAGGTATTACCTTGCCAATCGAATGGGAAGAAGTGGAAGAGCTTTCTGATACCGACAGAGGTGCTAACGGATATGGTAGTACGGGACAAAAGTAAGAACCATTATGGAGAGGTGGATAAGTGTAAAAGAATACGCAAGGAGAATTGGCAAGACTACTTCGGCTGTCTATTATATGATAGCTAATAATAAGGTCGAAGCCCGTCACTTTGCCTATGGAAATAAAAAAGGTCACTTAATAAAAGTAGAAGATGGTGAAGATAAAAGTGAATGTGAAGACGAAGAACGATAGTATTCCGTCTGACACTACGAAGAGAAAGATGCCGATAGTAGTAGACCCAAAACTTCATCCTCATCCAAGATACCATGATACTAATGTAGGTGATATTAGGTTTAGGATTAAGACTACTAAGAAAGATACGGTTAAAGCCGATACAATCAAAGTTGAAGTTAAGAAATGAATACTCTAAATAAATACATATGGTCATTATCTCCATTATTTAGAAAGCTACTTATTGTGCTTACTAAATATGTTGTTTATGTATTATGTCTATTGCTTTTGATTGACTATTCAGAAAAGTTAATAGCATATTACAATAATGACTTCTTTGAGGGGATGGACGGATATGCTTATTTATTTACTCCAATATCGTTCTCTATAACTTTATACGTTAAGATTACTTTAATAGCTGCGATACTACTTTTATTATTAGCTATTTCATTACATTTCTGTTGGAAATACTTATTAGGCGTACTTTACATATTTGCAGTATTAATACAACGTGAGTATTTAGCCTCAAATCCGCAACTAAGCTCTTCAGCGTGTCCTTCTGATGAAAACGAACGTTGGTGTTACCATCGCTATTCTCAATGCCAACAATCAAGTCGTCAATAACCGCCACGCCAGG